GATCATTCTGTTTTGTAGGTAATAATTCTGAGGAGCTTTTGTTTGAATACTAGCGTTAGTTTCTGCACCCGAACTGTTACTAACAGTGTATTGTAAACTTAATGTCATTTGAAGAGAGTGTGTTTGGCCAACTCCGTTAACATACGGAATTTGAATGACAATGCCACTCATCTGCTCGGATTTAATAACATAAGGCTTGCCGTTACTCTGTCTGTAAAATAGTCTAAAATCACCTTTAGGTAGATCACCAAACACACCATCGGGAAAGTTTAAATCAATTTGATCATTTTCTCTAGGAGCAATTGAATAGATAGTTCTTAAATTTTTATTAAGACTATTGTAAATTACATTATTACTATTATTGATTGTAGGAACGTCTGTCCATAGAGTTGAAAAGTTTCCATTCTTATCTAATTGCCATAGCCACACATCTGTATCATTAATATCAGGTGTGTTAATTCCTACAATCTCATTAGGTACGGGATTATCTAAAGAGAACTGGACCATGCTTAATGATCCTTGTTTAAACATTGTAAAGAATCCTGTGTCAGCACTACCAGATCCTTGGTTATCGTTTTTATAAATGAAACTAAATTGGTTTGCAGGTTCAGGAGCAGTTTCATACACATAAGTTTTATCAATAAATGTACACGGTGTTACTTCAAATCCCATTGACACACCGTCAATGTTCTTATTAAAACTAAACAAAGGAACATCGGTGTTGGCTCCGTTAAAATAATATTGCTCTGTTAAGATACCATTTAATGTTTCTCTGTCTGCAGGATTTCCAAAATTAGAACTCATTGCAGAATTCATAATATTAATAAACTGTTGATACCAATTAGAATTAGTAGCATCATTCCAGCCAATAGTAGTATTGGCAAGATTATTGCCGTTAGAATCAATTACACTGTCTGTTGTAGAGATAGCTGTAACTTTTAAAAAGCCGCTTGCAGGAGTATTACGCTTAGGACGGTAGCTTATTAATTGAGCCAGGCGTAGAATACTATCGCGACGTTGTGCTGTTTCTAAGAAATTTTCACGAGCATTTAAGTCAATACGGAAACTTAGGTTCTGTCCTAGGTATGCAATAAGATCGATAAGAGCAATATATTCACTACTATCAATAAAATCGTTGAAATCTTCAGGATAATTTTCCTGAAGATATGAAATCATTGTACGTCTTAGTGTTTCAAAATCGTAAGATTTAAAGTCAGCATTGCGAAAAGATTGATAAATCTTTTTCCAATCCTCGCCGACCAGTAGTTGAGAGTTAGTTGAAGGAATCATATTGTTGTCTTGATACCATATTTATTGTAAAAATTAACCATACACATTATTGCAAAACTAGACCAATGTTTTGATCAAACAGCAATCTTAATGACGACGATTGATCTGTATTTTTCATTACAAGGACAACATCAATTAGATAACCTTGTTCGTATTCGTTGATTTGTAGTTGTGTAGGATATACTCTTGGATCAGCAGTACATACAGTCTCAATATCTTTAGTCAATAAATTTCTAATATTTGGGGTCAACGGTTCCATTAATAAATCCCAAATGATAGTACCAAATGTAGGATTCATTACTCGTTGACCTTTTCTTGTGTTAAAATGGTTGAGAATATCTTGTTTGATTAATTCAAAGTCGTAGAGTTTAGATCCTCTGTTATCTGGATTAGTGGTGCTAAATCCTTTATAATAATGAGTCAACTTGTTAGTATGTTGACTATTATAATCTGTAGGAGTAATTTCTAAATTCTTGTAGGCCATGGTGTATTTATTATCCTTTTAAGAGCCGGTTCTTACAGGATTGCCGCTGCCGTCACTAAGAATGCCGCCACTGCCTGTGCCTACTAGTTTACCTTGTAGCTGTCCTAAAAAGCATTCATAATAGCCTTTCTTTCTAGCTTTAATATCAGGTGTATTAAATCCAATAGACTTACAAGCCGCTTCAAAATAGCTAGGATCTGTTTGTGCAACTTTGCATCTGTCAAGCATGTACTTAACGCTAACTTCAGCTGATATAGTAGAATCACTTAACAATTTAGGATTGTTAATTAAATCTTTGTTCACCATATTACCGTAACGTTTATAGTTGGCGCGGCCGGTTAACTGAATATAACCTCGACCAATAAAATTGCCACCATCACCAAATTGTGTATTGCCGAGACCTTGACCTTTTTTGGTAGTGTGCCCGTATAAAAATTCAGGTAGACTATTGTTTGGGTTACCTGCATATTGCTGTGCCAATGTTTTATCTCCCTTAAACACACTAGGAAATACCTGTAATAATCTGTCTGCTGAATAGTTAAATCCTTCTTCAACTAACCTCCAACGACACTCGCCGCCTGCAATACCTAACAAAGAAGCTACTGCATAAGGACTTGTTATTCCATATTTGGCGCAGGCGGCTTTGAGGGCAGCAATACCTGGGGCTGCGGAACTAGCATTGATCTCTTTAGAAAATTCGGGAGTACAAGTTCCAGGAACAACTTCAGGTGGATTTGCAGGCTCTTGTTTGCCAGCAGCAGGATTAAGGGGAACGCCAGCAGCGACACGTGCAGATCCAGGTGCGTTTGCAAGAGTAACGTCTGTAGCAGGAGCACTAACTTTAATAGGACTAATGTTTTCATGTTGCGGCCACGGTTCATGTGTTGGCACACGTTGCATGATAGTTTTAATAGTCCCTGTATTGTAAAACTTACCATCGCTCCAACCATAGCTAACTTGTTTATCCGGTAGACTAAACAGTGGCAAATCTGGAGGAACTTCTGCAGACGTTGCAATATTTGGAGCGGTAGCAGATGGGCCATTTAAATGTACATTTGATCCAGAAATTAATACATTGCCGTTAGCACCTAAACTAAGTACTGCGGCTGTACCTAGGTTGATATTGTCTTCACTGGCAAGACTTAATGCCCCTTCAGCAGAGAAATTAATTTGGGCGCCAGATTCAACATCATAGCCGAGTCCTGCTGTAATACTTACCAAACTACCAATTGTTTCGTCGTGGTTTCCTTTAACAACAATTTTCTGATAACCGTCAACTGTTAGATAATTGTACCCAGTGATATTAGTTTCCATGTTATTGCAGGCACGCATATGAATGTTGCGGCCTGCTTCTATGTTAATATCTCTGTCGGCCCGGAAGTTAAAATCTTGCTCGCTATGTATACTAACACTGTCTGCGGCATAGATATCAATCTTACCATTACTGGTCATTTCAATCCATGCGGTTCCTTTACTGTTAGCAATGTAAATCAAGTCTTGACTATTGTGCATTAAAATTTGATGACCTGTTCTTGTTCTAAGTCTAATCAGTTCATTCTGTCCGTTGACATCTCCGTCATCCATGACAAAACTACTGCCGCCAAGTCTACTAACAGGTGCTTGTGCATTTCCTTCGTAACCCAACTTACCTCGTTTAGCACCAGCACTATCATCGAGCGGGCCAGGGGTGCTAATACCAAACACTCCGCTAGGTACTTCTCGCCTTGCACTACTAGAAGTAACGCCGCGAGCTGTGTCTAACAACAATCCTTGCTGTACCAATCTATCTGCAAAAGGATGTACTGGTTTAGCAAATCTTTCTACGTTAGGGTTTTCTAACTTCTTAGAGCTTTTGTGAAATTCTGCAACGGGCAAATAATCTGTGCCGTATTTTCTACGCTGTTCTTTTGTGACCGCAACTTGTTTGCTGGCGGCAATACCAGGCACCATATGATTTTGAAATACATCAGCTACACATCCCATCCAATAACCTTGATTAGGATCTCCGTCAATAAAGATAACCATAACTGTGGTTCCAACGTCTGGGGGTACTGCCCAAAAACCGTAGCTCTTTTGTACATCATTAAAATCGCTGCTGTTAGTTCCTTCGTGCCTAATAGAAGTATTGCCTGCAAAAGGACTTAGGTAACGAACTACATAAGTTTCGCCTTGAATCTTTGTAGAGCTAGGCATGCCTTTAATTAAAGCAACTTCAAGTCCACCCATATAAGTTGGATCAAGATGGTTTGTTACTTCTGCAAGGAAGGGGCCCGGATTAGGTAGTGGGGCACGTTTTCTTGTTTCAAATCCCATATATTATCCTATGTTAAAGGTTCCGTTTATTAATTTGTTTAGTGGACTAGCAGATGCGCTACTTCCAAATTTAGCACTAACTGATCCTATTAAATTTTTATCTAGGATAGGAACAGATCCAGTTAATCCAGATAGTTGAGATTGGCCAGATACAGCTTTGTCTTTTATAGAATTAACATCTACTGCATTAAACTGCCCAGTAATATTAGAAAATGGGTTAACTTGCGATGTAGGTATATTAGCCAGCGCAGATGCAACTACCCCAGCTGGTAAAAGATTACCTGATATACTTTTAATATCACTAACTCCGTATAAGTTTGCTACGGCAGTAGCGCCTCCTTTAGCAGCAACTTCGTTGACGTAGGCAATGTCTACTCCAGGTGCAGGTGCAGTTGAATAAGGCATGGTAGGAGGAATATTTTTAATCTTGCTTGGAGAAATATAATCTAATACAACACCGGCGTCTGCAGCCTGAGAAAGATTAACTCCTTCGGGTGTATTATTTCCAAAACTTGCAATTTGATTTAAAGATTTACTTTGGTATTGCCTACTTAAACCAGACAGTTG